GCCATGTAATAGGATACGCAACCCCATTACCAACGGTTATCAATGTTATGTTACCAATGTTGCCATCAAATGGTGGATTACTAAACGTAAAATTAGTTATTGCAGCATTTATTGTTACTACAAATATATTACCATTATCTAAATTCAAATCTAAATTTCCAGGAGGACTAACAATACCTGCTGTTGTGTATTTTTCTTGATAATCAACAAAAGTTGGTGTGTATACGAATGAACCACTACTATGATAAACACTGCCGGATATTATTAAGTTTCCTGTATTTGGTCTTATTGTTTGAACAGCAAGAGCTTGATTTACCGTTGTAGCATTTAAGTCCGTTGTTCCTGATACTATTAAACTTCCTGTAACTGTTAAATTTAGATCAAAAGTTGCTTCTTTTTGAACATTCATACTTGATGAAACTACAAATCGTGTAGGACCAGTTTCTAAATATAAATTAGCAGATGCAGTAGCTGCATTTGTTGTTCCGTCTGAAAGTAGTATTCTTCCTGTTAATGGACTGTTTATTGTAGAAAATCCTGTTCCACTTGTTCCGCTACTACCATTTGCACCAGAAGTTCCCGATGAACCAGAGGCACCTGCAGCACCAGAAGTTCCCGATGAACCAGAGGCACCTGCAGCACCAGAAGTTCCACTTGAACCAGATGCACCAGCGGCACCAGAAGTTCCTGATGAACCAGAAGTTCCTGATGAACCAGATGCACCAGCGGCACCAGAAGTTCCACTTGAACCAGATGCACCAGCGGCACCAGAAGTTCCACTTGAACCAGATGCACCAGCGGCACCAGAAGTTCCACTTGAACCAGATGCACCAGCGGCACCAGAAGTTCCACTTGAACCAGATGCACCAGCGGCACCAGAAGTTCCACTTGAACCAGATGCACCAGCGGCACCAGAAGTTCCACTTGAACCAGAAGTTCCTGATGATCCGTTAGCTCCAGATGTTCCTGATGAACCATTTTGGCCACTTGTACCCGAACTACCAGAAGTTCCACTACTTCCACTTGAACCATTTGCTCCAGATGTTCCAGAAGAACCAGATGTGCCTGATGAACCAGATGTTCCCGAACTTCCAGAAGTTCCAGATGAACCAGCTGCACCCGATGTTCCTGATGAACCTGAATTACCAGATGTTCCAGAACTTCCAGCAACAGAAGCAGTTGTTAATATGTTACCGATTGAATCGAATGCCAAATAACCAGTAATTGTTCCGGTAAATTTACCAGATGAATTATAGTTTGGAAGTTGTAATTGACCTGTTGCATGATTTATTTGTAAATCAACTGCATTACTTGATAAATCATTACCTTTCAAAATTCTAAATGCATCTTGATAATTGTCTATCATGGATGCAGTATTGTGATTCGTTGCCTTTTGTAGGAATAATTGGCCACCCTCTGTTGTGCTTCTTGCACCTAAAAATAAATTTCCTTCATTAGATATATTGGTTGTTCCAATACCAACTGTAATTCCATTTTGATTATTAGATTGTGATACTATCAAAAATGTTGATGCAGTTGCTGCAGTTGTTGTTCCATCACTAAATAAAACTCTTAAATTGCCAGCATTATTTATCGTAGTAAATCCAGTTCCACTTGTTCCAGATGAACCAGATGTGCCTGATGAACCTGCGGCACCAGAAGTTCCTGATGAACCTGCGGCACCAGATGATCCTGATGAACCAGATGTGCCGGATGAACCAGATGCACCCGCAGCACCAGATGATCCAGATGAACCGGATGTTCCCGATGAACCCGAACTACCATTTGCTCCAGATGTCCCACTACTACCACTTGTTCCAGATGAACCAGATGTTCCGGATGAACCTGCGGCGCCAGAAGTTCCACTTGTTCCAGATGTTGCTGCCGTATAACTTGTTCCGTTTATTATTAACGAACCAGTTATTGCCATTGAACCGGTTACTTGATGTAAGTCATCGTATGAATTACCAAATTTTGTTGAACCACTTTGGAAAATTATTGATGATGAAACAAATTCTGTATGATATTCTTCAGCGGTCAATCTGCCTGTAATAACTGCATTACCTGTTACAGTAAGAGTTGAACCGTCAAATGTTAAATTTGTTTCAGCTACCGCTGCATTTACGGTTCCATCCGAAGTAAGTATTCTATTATCCGATGCATTTGAAATTGTTGTAAAACCAGTTCCACTTGTTCCGGATGAACCAGATGTCCCACTACTACCGTTAGCACCAGATGTTCCAGAACTTCCACTTGTTCCACTACTACCAGAAGTTCCCGATGATCCTGATGTTCCAGAACTACCAGACGTTCCCGATGAACCTGAAGTTCCGGATGAACCGTTAGCACCAGAAGTTCCACTACTACCAGAAGTTCCTGACGAACCAGCTGTTCCAGAGGAACCCGAGCTACCATTTGCACCGGATGTTCCTGATGATCCAGACGTTCCACTACTACCAGAAGTTCCTGATGATCCTGATGTGCCCGATGAACCGTTGGCACCAGAAGTTCCACTACTTCCTGCAGTTCCTGATGTTCCACTTGTTCCAGAAGAAGCTGCGGTATAACTTGTTCCGTTTATTATCAGGTTACCAGATATATCTAATGAACCAGTTACACCGTAAGAACCACTTAATTGTTTTGTATGTGTCCACAAACTTGCACTATAAATTAGTAAATCGCCGTTACTAACGCCAGTTGTGGAAACATTATGCAATTCATCTAATTCATAACCGTTATCTATCTTTACATAGATAGAACCAACGGTTGCATGCACTCTTTCAACATACCCCAATGTTACGGTGTGTTGTGGTGCAATAGGTTTAGTTTCGGAATACTGTCCAGATGAACTTAAATATAATAGGGCACCTTCGGTTAAACCAACGGTATTTAATTTTTCTAATACACCGTTTGTAATAACAAAACCTTCAGCACCACTTGCAATACTTTCAGCAACAAATCCTATTGTGGTCGATGAACCTTGTTCACCAGAATAATCTGCAAGTTTTGCTGCAACACGATTGCCTTGTGATCCTGAAATATAAACAACTTGCCCTTTATTTAGTGTTGTTGCTTCTGCATTATAGACACGAGCGTATGTCTGTTGTCCTAATAGTAAATTTACATTTCCACCCTTTAATCCTAAATCTATTGATCCGTTTCCATCATCCCATACCATTCTACCTGCAGCATTAGCAGCAGGTGATGCCATGTTAAAATCAACATTATCAACATTGGTAATTGATCCACTCATGGTAAGTGAACCGGATATGATGGATCCATTTGATGCAGTTACAGATGAAAGATGTGCCTGACTTCCACTAACTATTATTTTTTTCCAAGTAGACAAAAAGTAGCTCCACGATTTATATGAATACTGCTATAAATATGTAGTTTTATGATTTCAATAACTTTTCTACATGGGGTTTTACCATGTCAAATGTTATTGTTTTAGTGCATTCAAATTGTCTATCCGTTCCCTTATGTTCAGGACACCAATTCCAGTCTCCCCTATCAAAATGATGTTTAGCAAAACACCCGTTACACACATTGCGATTTATTACACGGATAATATCGGTGGTCATTTCCTGCCATGGTTCTGAAAATCCACTTATTAGAATTGTTGGCACATTTAATGCCCAAGAATACCAAGTCAATCCACTTCCTAATCCAACAAAAAATTTGGCACCTTTAATTATTGAACCCAATTCTTCTAATGATTTTCCACTAACTTTAATAACACCCTTTGGTTGTCTATTACCCATAAACCCATCTTCTTCTTTGGAAACCAAGTAAACATCATAACCATTTGATTTTACATAATCAACTAATTCTTGCCATCCAGTTGGATTATTCCAATACTTTGCTTGAGCGGTTGAGTGAGTTGCAATACAAATATACGGCGTTTTTGATTGATAAACTGGTAAATCCTTTACTTTTGGTTTTATTTCTTTATAGTCTAAACCAATAATGTCCGTAATAGTTTGTTGTAATGGGATTTCATTTGCTGGATTTATATGTAAATTTTCATCAAATTTCTTATCAGCAGTATAATACCATCCAATTTTGTAAGCAACATCAAAATCAAAAAAGTTTTCAATCTTGTCCACAAAATTAACTTCTGGATAAACATCCCTAAAAAGATTATTATGGAACGTAAATGCATAAGTTTTACAATTATACTTTTTCCTAAATTCATCAACATACGGAATCCAAGCCAGTGTATCACCAATAGAAGATGAATCAAAATACAGTAAAACTTTTTTATCTTTTAAGTCTAAATTATTTTCTATTACGTTATTTTTTGAATCAGTTATTACTATTTTCCATTTAACAAAATGCCTTTTGTTTGCCCTTGCCCAAGAATTTGTTGATACATTTGTATCATATACTACGTTATTATGTAATGTATCAATAAATTTAATGTTGTAATTTTCATTGACTTGTCCTGTTATCTTAACATTTGGACCATCTATGAAATGAAATTCTATTATATTATCATATTTTATTCTTTTTACTTTATCGTATATTCTTAATGCAGTAGTTTTCATATCGGTTTTTGATATTCTTTCATACATAGTGTTTAATTTAGCTACAACATTTTTCCAATCAAAACTCTTGACACTATCTATTGTTTTGTTTCTTTCTTCGGTGTAATTGTCAATAACGTATTTTATTTTATTAACAACATCATCTACATCTCTATCTACCATTGTTGTATGTAAATTACCAGAACAATCAGTTGTTATTACTGGCAATCCAGATGCAGCCGCTTCTAATATAGTTAATGGTGGATGACCAGCTTCTATGCTTGTTGCATGAACTAATATACTATGTGTTCTGTATATTTCTTTTAATTCATCAGGTGTTGCATCATATTTGATTTCAACATTTGGTCTTAACAAATTTTTATATTTTTCAAAAAAGTTTTTATTATTGTCACTTGGACCAACAATAGTAATTGGTAAATTTAATTTTGTTGCAGCTTCTATTGCATACTTAAATCCCTTTCTATCAAAAAATATATTACCGCTTATTCCATTGTTACCAACACATAACAATTTATGTTTGTTTGTTAGTTCATTCTTTTCATAATAATCTAACGATACACCATGTTCCAAGTAGATAGGAAACCCATCAAAGTATTCAACCATATATTCTGCCGGAACTATTGACAATTCTGCAAGTTTCATTGCAAGTAAATTATCTTGATATATCTTATTGTCTTTACCATTTACATATAGATTGTGGTCATGGCAAGTAAATATGTATGGTATACCCTTTTCATATAACTCGATAGCATGATTCCACATATGAACGTGAACAATATCATACTCACCCTTATTTATTTCATTTACATATTTGATGTCTACATTGTGACCTAATTGCACAAGTTCCAAATAATAATGCCACATTATTTTCTCAACAGCACCCCAATTTTTTGGTGGAATTTCCATGTGACCGGGATTTATTTGAGCAATTTTCATATTTCAAATTCCTTAAATTTCTTATCATAACCATCTATATCAGACTTACCTTCAAATTGAGTTACTATTGTTTTATTTGATACACATAAATTAAAATTATTACTTTGTGATATATTGCTCAAATAACAATCAAGAGCATCCCATTTTTCTTTTAATAAAGCATTTTTTATTCTTTTACGAAAATGTTTTGGAATAATAATACATTGACAACCTATTATTTTATCACAAATAAAAAAATCATCGGACAATTTTTTGATGTCATTGGATTGTAAATATCCGGATTCTAAATCATATATTCCACCAAATGAAATTAAATCTACCAATTCTTTATTACATAATTCCAAAACTTCTTGTAATTTTTTAATAAACAAATCCATGTTTGATATTTTTGCATCGCCTTCAAAAACAATAAGTGCATCCAAATTTGAATCAAATTCTGACAGAACTGCATTTTTGAATGATTCATAACAACCATAGTGACCCGGTGTTAATGCGTTTTGTTTTAATTCTTTACTAACATCATGTGGTCTATTACATTTTGAAATTGGTGGCAAATCAATATATTTGTCATTGTAATGTTGTACATACACTATACCATAAGATTGAATTGGCGATATGTTATTTATTGATTTATTCTGTTTATCTATGTTATCATTTAGCAAAAATTGCACTGCCTTTATGTTATTAAACTTTTTTTTTTCGTCTCGAACAAGATATACTGTACCAACATCACTGGATTCATAAGTTTGTGTTATATCTGTATTTTCACTTGTACTTTGATCCCTTATTTGGTTTAGTACAAAACCATGTGATAGTATTTTCTCTATCATTCTTTTTGTTTTACCATTGATATTACTATGAAATTCTATTAAAAAAGAATCAGTCATATCGAAAATCCAATCATCCAAATTTTCAATAATATCATATTCAGCACCTTCAATATCCATTTTTATCAAACCAATTCTCTTTATATCTTTATTTTGAATAAATGTTTTCAATGATATTGCAGGAACAGTTATTTCCTTTGGTATTGCATGAGGACTTACGTGATCTTTTGATATTGAACCTATTGTTGAATTATTTTCACTTATGTAGAATGTTAAATCTTCATCTTTTGTGTAGACTGCCTTTTCAACTATTTCATAGTCACTATGTTTATGTAGTATTGAATGTATATTTTGTATAGCATTAACATTTGGTTCAAATGCATAAACATTTTTACAACCACTATTCAATAGATATAGTGAAAATAATCCATTATTTGCTCCTATATCAAAAACAGTATCTATATCTTTTATACCGTAACAATCATATTGACCATTGACAAACATTTCATTGTAATTGAAAAATATACAATCAAATGGATTTGATAAATTTAATTTTACATTTCGTCTACCATTTGAATTTTTAATTACAAGTTCTTTTGAAAATAATAATTTATCATCTGGAGAATAAAACTCAAATAAAAATCCTCTAAAACTATCGTCTTTCATAAAATCATAAACTCTTTTTGGGGTTGGTATAGTCCAATATGAATTTTTATTTTGAAATACCGCATCAAACCAATAAATAGGAACATTAGAGTCAATATCTTTTATTGATATTTTTGTTTCCAATCTACTTGAATCAAGATATTGAATTTCTATTTTATTTTCATTATCAATAAATTTTAGATTAAATGCAGTTGCCATGTCAAAGTTAATACTATGTTGTATGCCCAATTTGTTACAAATACTTCTCATATTTTTATACAAATCATCAAAGTCCAAATAATCTATATTATCATATTTGTCATACATATTCAAATAAACGGGCAAATTGTAAATCAACGAAGGCATACCATATCCTATTGCCTCTCGGATTACTAATGGACTAGTTTCTTTATCCCCATTTGTTCCTCTTGATGTAAATAAAAATAAATCCATACAAGAATAAAAATTATCAACATCGCCTCTTTCACCCCAAATTTTTACATTAGGAGGACAATCATTTAATAGTGGTTGCCAGTATGATCTAAAATTGTCTGCCTGATTACCTATAAAATGAAATTGTATAGGATAATCTATAAGTTTTTTGGCATAATCAAAAATTTCAGCTTGATTTTTTCTTGATGTGAATAAACCAACATTCAAAACGTGTTTTAGATTAGGATCCAACCCTAATTTTTTTAGACCTTCTTCTCGGTTTTGTTTTTCTTTATACTCAATATCAGCTTCAAGTATTGTTATCGGTATATTTAATTTTGAAAAATTTTGTCTTTGATATTCGGATATAAGAGCAAAATAATCTGGAAAATATAATTTTTTTGTATAGTCAAAAGAAGAATCGTGAGAAGTTTCTATGATTTTATATTCTCTTTCAATTGAATACAATTTATTTGCAACAAATCTATCCATAAAAAATTCCGGCATTTCTTGAAGGTGAACTATATCCGGATTTATTTCCTTGATTATTTTATTCAATTCAGTTTTTTCATTTTTTAATGAATAAAATTTATTACCAAGAAGATTCACTATTTGTTTTCTTTGAACAACAAATATATCCGCTATCATTGAATACTCAATACAATAGACATCCACCTCAGCTTTTATTTTTTTAATGAGGGATAATGTATATTGTGGTAGACCACCCGTGGAAAGATGTGGCACAATAAACAAAACTTTTTTCACGAAACCACCTTTATATTTTAGATAATACTATAACCCAAATTCCGATTTATCGAAATTGTAATTTTGTAGGACTTCTGCCGAAGTTAAACTTCGATTGTAACAATATACTTTAGCAATTCTACCGTTAAGAAGATTTCCAACACCAAATGATGCAATGTTTGTAGAATTATTACCGGTATGGGCAGTTTTTTGTGCAGTATATGTGCTGTCTTGTGCACCATTGATATACAAAACCATACCATCAGTAGTATTAAATGTAAGCGTTACATTATACCAAGTGCTCAAACTAATAGTTGCAGTTGATGGGTATGCTTGATAATTTCCCCAATTGGAATGACCCGAATATATTTTAGTGCCACCGGCCATATACATAAAATGCCCACCTGTATCACTACTGACAAGGTTATTATCGGCATAACCATTCAAATAAAACCAAACTGATTTTGTGTATGTTGTTGTTGTTAAAACAGCACCACTACCAGTTCCTCTTTGTGTTGAACCATTAAATGTAAAATATGACGGTGTTCCTGAAGTATATGTTGGTGAATTTACAAGAGTTATATTTTGTTGTGTCCCTGCAATATCTGTCCAAGTTGTTCCACTTCCACCGTAAGATGTAGCATTTCCAGCATCCAATCTTAAAGTAAGACCGTCAGTAACAAGTGAAACCGATTGTATGATTGTAAGTCCACCCAAACCACCAGTGTTAGTTAAAGTCAAACTACCGTTTCCACCATTATTTGAAAGTGTCAAACTCATTGAATGTATAACTGTTGAAGTTTGTAAACAAGGTCATATACAACTTGAACTTCTTTGCCCTTGAATGTGCATTCAGAAACTAATTTTAATAAAAATTCCAGCTCCTCCTTTGAAAAGGGAGGAGCTGGATTATTTTCTCTTTGTTTTAATGAATTTTCTTTATTTACTAAACCCATAATATAACCTATAATTTTTCGCATAACAAATATAATGATTTTTACTAATATATCAAAGCAAAATTATGAATAAATCCAAATTTCACCGTTGTTTGAATTTACAAAAATAGTTCCAAATCCATTGGCACCACCGTAAACAGGATTTGAAGCAGGACTTACACTTCCTTCTTGTATAACACCCATGAATGCATCAGGAGCAACAGAAGTTATAGTTGCAATATCTGCATTATTTTGAAGTGCCCAACGGTCTGCACTTGCATCAACAGCGAGAGCATATGCAGAAGTTGCACCTTGTTGAACCAATATACCGCCATCGGTTGAAGCATCTGAACCTGATGCAAATAGAGCAAATTTGTCTTCAACTAAAAGATTTGTTGTATCAAGTGTTGTTGTTGTTCCATTGACCGTCAAATCACCAGCAACTGTAACATTTGCACCATTAAGAGTAATAGCAGTTGTATTATCACTTGCTTTAATTTGATTACCGGTAACTTTTAGATTACCAGCAACAGCAACATCACCTGTTCCACTAAATGTTAGGGCGGTTGTTCCACCATTCATCTTAATATCATTACCACCAACAGTAATATCACCTGTTAAAGTTACATCAACAAATTGTGGACTGTCTCCTGTTTGTAGACCTGTATCAACATCCGTATTTACACCGTTAATAGTTGCACGAACTGTGCCTTGTGAAGGTGAAGTGAATGATGAACCACTAACTGTTCCGGTTGGAAGAGCGGATACAACACCGGTTGTAAATGTTGTTGATGCCGTGTCAAGTGTAATGTTTGGTGTACTTCCTTCGCCCGTTGTTGCAGATGATACAAGAGCACCAGATGCAGATACAGTAGCAACATAATTACCAGTTGTGTCTGTTCCAAGAGCAACAGAATTAGCTTGTATTGTTGCAACTCCAGTTGATGCATCTATAAGAATGTCACCACTAACACCGGCATAAGATGATGAATTAAAGAATGTTTGTAATGATCCAGAATTAACAGAAAGACTATCAGTTGCTTCTACGGATAAACCACTACCAGCAAGGTCTGTTAATAAATTTTGCCATGTAATTTGTTTATTACCGGTGGTGTTGTTTGATGCATCATCGTTGATAAAGAATTTTGTGTTTGTGCTATTAACTATATCAGTTAATGCAGTAGTAGGAAATGTTGGTGTTGCTGTTACACCTGTTAAACCAGTTCCATCTCCTACAAAAGAACCTGTGAAAGAACCAGTCAATCGGGTATTTGCTTGCGTTGTTTGGATTTGTTGATTAGCACCGACTAATACGCCAACTGAAGCACTAACCGATGCTAATTCGGCTACACTACCCGATACTATAAGTTTTTTCCACGTTGCCATTTAATTCTCCAAATTTGAGTTGTTTATATGAATAAATATAGATTACTTCCTGAAATCACTAAACTACCTGTTGTATCTAACACAGGTAATTGATTTGTTGTTGGTAATACAAACTTACCTTCAACATTTAGACTACCACTAATATAAGCAGATCCAGTAAATGCCATTGTATCTGCATTAAAAAATGAACTACCAGTTACCGATATTGAACCCGTAAATTGATGTGTGTCATCCAAAGTATCACCAAATTTTGATGAACCAGATGCATAAAGAGTTTGTATATTTACAACCGAAGATGAAACTACATAAGTTCTTGCAGTTATAGTTCCACCTACTAAAAGATTTCCGTCAAAATTTGCATTAGTTGCATAAAGAGTATTAAATCTAGGTGAGTCACTTTCAGCTAAACCCAATACTCCTCTTTGACCAGAACCAGAAATTATGTTTGTTCCAAATAAATGAGAAAGAGTTTGGGTTGAACTCGATACTATACCACTTGGTTTGTTTAATATATTATCCCAATAAACACTACCACTCAATTCTCCGTCAGTAACAAATCCTAAATCTTGAATTTGCTGTGATGAAGATATAACACCAGAAAATATACCACTAAAAAGTGGAGCAGTAATTGTTCCTTGTGATGTTAATGAACCACTTAAAAATAATGAACCAGTAAATTGGTGTGTATCATCTATTGTATCACCAAATTGTGTTGAACCGGACGCCTTTATAGATTGTATATCAACTATGGATGATGATACTACATAAGTTCTTGCAGTGAGAGTTCCATCAATAAATGCATTACCATCTATTGTTAAGTTGCTACCAGATATGTTACCGAATACAACATTATCGGATGTTCCTAATCCAATAGAACTTCTTTGATTAGAAGAAGAAACTATACCTGTTCCACCCAATACTTGAACTGAACTTGATACAATACCACTTGGTTTATTTACAATTTCATCCCAAACACTTGAAGTGATAAACCCAAAATTTTGTATTTGTTGTGATGATGATATTGTTCCAGCAGCAACAAGATTAGTCAATCCACTACCATCACCAACGAATGTTCCATATACTGATCCAGTAATATAAACTGAACCAGTAAATTGGTGTGTATCTAACACATCATTTCCAAATATGTTTGAACCACTACTGAATGATTGAGTTACGTTGATTACCGATGATGAAATAATTAACTGTCTGGCAGTTAAATCACCAGTTAGAGTAAGATTATTGAATGTTGGCGAGTCAGTTGTAGCAAGTCCAAGAACGCCTCTTTGAGCAGAACTTGATACAATACTTGTTCCAACAAGATATGTTAGTGTTTGAGTAGAAGATGATACTATGCCACTTGGTAGAGCAGCTGCACCAATGTTTGTTAGTTGTGAACCGTCACCCTTAAAATAATAGGCATCTACGGTTCCAGATACAGCAAGTAACGTAACAAGAGATCCAGTTCCGTCAAGAAGTGTTGAGTCATCAACAGGATCCGTTTGAAGTAATCTATAATAAGATTCGGAAACAAATAGATTGGTTAGGTCTCTTTGTGAACTTGGCAATTATTCTCTCTCATAGTGTGTATGTCTTGATAAATACATTCTCACTATAAATATGTAAAAGATTTTTTATCCCATTACAATTACAGTAAACTCCAAAACAGTGGGTATATTAGCAAATACTAATTCTATATTATTGTTATCGGTATGTGTTGCTGTATAAGGTTCAGTTGCATTTCCAGGATAAAAAATTTCTTCATTTCCACCATTTTCACGAATACATACCATTACATTTTTATTACCAAATGCATGATTTATTGCAAACGTATCATTTATACCATTGCCAATTGAAACGGTATATTTTGAAAATGATACACCACTTGTTCCACTCGTTCCACTATTACCAGCAGTTCCGGATGTTCCGTATGTTTGTCCAGATGTTCCAGCAGTTCCGCTATTTCCAGATGATCCACTACTTCCAGATGAGCCAGCAAGTCCTTGTATACCCTGAACACCAGAAGTTCCAGATGTTCCATTATTACCAGCAGTTCCAGATGTTCCACTACTACCAGATGTACCCGAACTTCCTGCATCTCCCGTTATTCCACTTGTTCCACTACTTCCTGATGTTCCTGAACTACCAGATGTTCCAGATGATCCTGATGTTCCAGATGAACCAGAACTTCCATTTTGTCCTGCAGTTCCTGAAGATCCTGATGTTCCTGATGTTCCATTGAGAGCTGCAAGACTAATTTTCCAAATGTTATATGTGCCAGAGCCAACAGTTTCAGAAACTTCAATTACAATTTGTCCTGTACCGGAGTTATATGAAGTTACCGAACCATACATTTTATTACCAGCATCGTATACAGCAACAACATCTTGTCCTGTAATATAAGCAAGTCCTGTTTCAACGGTAAATGTTTTAGATCCTGTTCCAATTGAAATTGATGTAGTTGATGATGTTGAGTATCTATCGCCTGATTGACCAGATGTTCCACTTGTTCCAGATGATCCGCTTGATCCGGATGTTCCACTTGAACCAGATGTTCCATTTGAACCAGACGTTCCACTTGAACCATTTGCTCCAGAAGTTCCTGATGTTCCATTTTGACCAGCAGTTCCAGATGTTCCATTTTGACCAGCAGTTCCAGAAGAACCCGATGAACCAGATGTTCCGCTACTTCCTGCAGTTCCAGATGAACCAGATGTTCCACTACTTCCTGATGTTCCAGATGAACCTGAACTTCCACTACTTCCCGATGTTCCAGATGAACCAGGTAATCCAGTTTCACCTTTTTCACCAGATGTTCCACTTGTTCCAGATGAACCTGAACTTCCACTACTTCCAGAAGATCCAGTTATACCACTTGAACCAGAAGTTCCAGATGTTCCATTTTGACCAGCAGTTCCAGATGTTCCGTTTTGACCAGCAGTTCCACTACTACCACTCGAACCGGATGTTCCACTACTTCCTGATGTTCCAGAGGAACCAGATGTTCCGCCACTACCTTGTGGACCAGGAGCACCTGACAGTGATATATTCCACGATGTATATGTTCCACTTCCGGTTGCAGTTGTCACATTGATAACAAGTTGACCAGTTCCACTATTATATGATGTAACGGTGCCTTCCATTTTATTACTACCATCATAAGCAGCAATAACATTTTGTCCAATACTTAATTGTAGACCAGTATCAACAGTGAATGTTTTAGATCCTGTCCCAATTGAATTTGATGTAGTAGATGTTGTGGTATATCTATCACCGGAAAGACCAGATGTTCCATTATTACCAGCCGTTCCACTACTACCGGATGATCCTGAAGATCCTGATGAACCTGGATTACCCTGTATACCACTTACACCAGATGAACCAGATGAACCACTGGATCCATTAACACCCGAAGTTCCACTACCACCGTCTGTTCCAGCTGTTCCAGATGAACCCGCAACTCCATTAAATCCAGAAGATCCAGATGATCCACTTGAACCAGAACTTCCACTTGTTCCAGAGTTTCCACTTGTTCCATTTGTTCCAGAAGTTCCAGAGTTTCCACTTGTTCCAGAGTTTCCACTTGTTCCAGTTGTTCCAGAAGTTCCGGATGTTCCGGATGTTCCATTTGATCCACCACTACCACCACCACTTGTAGAACCGTTTATTATGGCATTTTGTATTATTACACTACACCCATCCCATTTGATATATGATTCACCGCAAGTTCCGTTATTACAACTACCACCGCCACCAGCAGTAGCACTACCAAAAATTGGATTGTATGAACCACTCCATCCCAAAAGAAATTCTGAACTTGAACCCAATATAAACAAATCAAAACTAGATGGTGTTGATCCAAAATTAAACGTTGAACCACATTCGTTTATCATGTTTACAGAATTTTGTGAGAATGCTCCATCAGGTTGATTATATGGATTACCATTAGTTAAACCCCAACCAAAATTTGATGAAACATTTGGATTATTTATAGCATTTTGAACACCTTGATATTGATACGGATTTATTGCAGATCCAGATGTAACAGCAGAAGAATTGTTTGCAAATAATTGAACACCGCTCGAAGTATTCTGTGAAAGAAACATTGAGCCGGTCATCACATTGTTATCGCCTTGAATATAATGATTTCCACCTTCAAAGAATACATCATTAACAGTTGTTTCAGCGTTTGATTCTCTCAATGTATCATTGAAGTATTGTAATTTTATATCCATATATTCCAATTTATGATTTTGATCAACAGGAACATAAAGTGTGGTTCTTTTTGGAGTAAATCCAAATTCTACTGTTTCTTTTACTTCAATATCTTGTAAAACTACACCGGTATTTGTTAAAAATCTTAATTGGCCGTATCCATCATTATCTGGAATTACACTTAATTTATTATTGAGAAGAAACTGATTATCAAGATTTTGTATTGGTATTGATCCTATAAATTTACCAAATTCAGAATCGGTTTTGAAAGCATCTCCAACTGCATATATTTCAAGAATTGGTGCCCTTTTGTCATTGCCAGGTCTATATCTATATGCATTAAATTGTAATTCATATAATGTATCTTTGTAGTATTTTGTTTCAACATCTGATGATTGTTCTATTACTATAGCAGCATCGTTAATTAGTGCACCATCGGTAGATACTTGTATTCCAGAAAATATGTTTGTAGTGTAAAATGATGTTGTTGCTGCGGGTGCTCCATTAAATGAAATAGCATTCCAATAATTTGTTGCACTCAATGATATTGTGCTTGAAATACCAGCAACAGTTGCATTTATTGTAGAGGTAAATTTTCCAATAGGATAATCTACTATTTGGGAATTACTGTCAACCAAAATGTTTTTTGCTTCAATTTTTGCATCATATAATTCTTTGTAATCTGCACTTGGATCATTTTTACTTTTACCAAATACTTTAACACGTGAAACAGAACCTACGGTTGGATCTATATCATTTACATCTATTCTTGCATAATTTTTTATATTTTGTGTTATGTTTTTACCAGTAGAAGATTGATTGTATCTTAAAAAATATGGTTGGATTTCTGATGATATTATCTCTGTGCTTTCTCCGTTAATACCATTTACAACTAATCTTTCATCAAGTTCTATTGTATAATTGCTATCTACTGATACAATACTTGCAGTATAATTAAAACTTGCAGTTTCATATGTTATTAGTGGATTTGTATTATCTGAAAGATATGGAAATGATATTGTGGCATTTGTGTAATTTTCTGAAAATGTCTCTCCCAAAGAAAATAATTTTGGTTTACCGTTTTCAATGGAATACCTTACTGTTCCGGTTTTGGTTGTTTCTTTTGAATTTCCAACAAATCTTTCTTCTACAACAGAATACTTTTTTTCTGTTACGGAAATTTTTGGATTGTTTTCAAATATAATGTCATTATCATTTATCTTGAATTTATCAAGACCGATAGTGTATGCAAATTTTATGTTGTTTTGTTTTACTTGTTCTGGATTTATTCTATTTAATTTAGTATCAAAATTACTTGTTCCTATAAAAGTTATAGTTCCAGATCCAAGTGATGTTGTTCTATAAACATAAACTGCAACTATTCTTGTTCCATCTGCTTCTTCTGCAGTTGTAACGTGGTGAAAAACATTATTTCCATTTGAATCCAATACTTCAATGTATATTGGATAATTTTGAGATAGATAATTAAAATTTGGTTTTATCTTAAACGAATTTTTACCAGCAGAAAAGTATTCTGGTATAGATGTTATATTGAAAAAGTTTGCAGATAGTTCGGAAGTATCTACAAATTGTGTATTGGTATTTATTAAATTACGTTTAAGTTGTTTGTATTCTACCATCCTATGTCTCTATTTTGGAAAATCCATTTTCTTTTTTAATCTCAATATGATTGTCCACCATGTCACGAACACTATCTATATGTGATATAAGTATTACAAACTCAAATTGTGTTTTCAAATACTCCATGAACAGCGAGAAGTTTGCCATAACTGTTGGATCAAGAACACCCAATCCTTCGTCTATCGCAATAAAGTTTGGTCTCGGTAAAGACGAAACTTGTATCAATGCTGTTCTTATGGCAAGTGATGAAATAAATTTTTCCATACCACTTGATAATTCCAAATTCCAAAAACGGTCATTGTCATATACTATGTATGTATTGATACTCTTTCCGTCTGTATCAAACAGAACTTGGAAATCAACAACATTTGCCAATATGTTATTTGTTTCCTCTTGAATACTTGGCAAAGCATTACTTATCAATTCATACGGAACACCGTTTCTATTTACCGCCTTCAAATAATAATCGTATGCTTCATATTCTTTTTCAAGGTCTTTCAACTTTTGTATAGATACTTCGCATTCGTCTATTACTTTTTCACTAACCTTTACATTACCACTATACTCTAAAATGTTTTCATCAATTTTTTTCAATTCAAATTTTGATAGAGTATTCTTTTCATTTTGTAATTCATCAATTTCTGATTGAATTTTATTATTTTGATTGATAGCATCTTCATTTTCTTTATACTTCTCAATCTGAATATCAATGTTTCCTATTTCATCTTCTATCTTTTTTTGTTCTTCTTTTGCAGAAAATATCTGTTTTTCTACCGAATATATTTGTTTCTCATATTTGAAAGCACTATTTTCAAGAGAATGTAATTTTTCTAATTCAGAGTAAACGAATGAATTTTTTGTAAATTCATCATTCAAATTATTTAATTCAAAATTTAATTCATCTCTGTCTTGTTGAAATCCCCAAATCTGTGATTTTGATCTTTCTGCATCCTTAACAAAAACATTATTTACACAAAACTCACAGTTTGGATCATATTCATGGTCTTTCAAATTATCAATTTTATCCTGACAATGTTGGACTTTTAACTTTACACTACGCAAATCAGCTTCGAGTTCTGTTATTCTGTTCCTAACAATATCAATTCTTTCTTTTCTTTCCATAAGAGTTTCTTTATCAAACTCTTTTGTCAGTCCAATATACTTTGTGTGTGATGTCTTAGCATCATCTAACTCGTTTTCTAATGACTTTATTTCATTCAATAAATCATTACCTTTTCTATCTAATAAATATCTCTTATCCAATAATGATTGGACAGATTTTGAAGAAAAATTGTCTGCAATCGGTATTAGTTTTTTATTTAATTCCGAAATGGAAACTGTTAATTTTTCAATTTTTTTCTCAATATACCCCTTCTGGTCAGTTGTTTCTTCCAAAAGTATCGTATTTGTTTTATGACTAGCCATAGCATCAGACAACTTGGTTGAGTAATCATGTTTCTTAAATTCTTTTACCAATGCCTGTAATCCCTTTACTTCATCAGTAGCGATACTATTTAGTTCCTCGAATAGATTTAAGTCAAAGAATTGTGCCAATAAATCCTTTCTATCCTTTTGTGCCTTATCAACAAAGTTTGTATTATTACCCTGCAGTGACATTGCAGTTAGAACAAAATCATCATAGGTTCCAATATACTTCCGTATGGCGTAATTAGTTCCATCACGGTCTTCACCGTTGAGTGATACCAAGTCACCGTTTTCTTCATACCAAAAATCTACATTAACTTTTACATTTCCTTTCTTTTCTTTTGTAGCAACTCTCTTTATGTAAAAGTTTTTATCACCAATCATAAAATGTAGTTTACATTGGAAATTTTCTTTTTTATTATTTAGAACTTGTGCCGCCTTAAATGTCCTTGAACACTTATCGAAAAGACAGAACATAATTGCATCAAGAACAGAAGACTTACCACTAGCATTCGGCGCAAACAATCCGTATATCCCATTCATTCCATCAAATTGTATTTTATTACCCTTTCCGTATGAAAACATATTTTCAAATTCAAATGAAATTGGTTTCCACACAAGGTTACGAACAACATCACTTTCGGATAATTTTGTATTTACATTTCTATTGATACCTCTAATCTTTTCAAGTATATCATCTGTTACCCCAAACTTATCATTTACATAATCGGTAATCAATTTGTTTTGATATTCTATATCACGAATTTTACCAATAGGATTTACTTTCGTTTGAACATTACCATTGCTTGAACCAACGAGATGTTGTGTTCTAATGTCTATCACATTTGTCAATGACTTTAATTCAGTCATTATTTGATTAACTTCTGAATGTGGTGTGTTTGTTATACGCAAACGAATTGAATTATACTTTGTCCACTTTGTTGGCAACTTTTTAATTTTACCATTTTCAACATCAATCGTATGATATGACCAATCATTTTCAATTTCAATAAATTTTGATTTCTTATTTTTAATATCCCATTCAATTATACCATGAACCAACCCTTCGCCGTAATTTTGTTGTATGAGTGAACCTGCATAAGCAAACTTTCCATCAACATCGAGATATTGAAACTTATGAATATCACCAAACATTCCATAGTCAAACCCATCGAACATTTCAATCTTTACATCATTGTGTTTCATAAGAACACCGGCATCAGTTGATGCCCTATCAACAGGTCCGTGATACAATACTATTTTTGTTCTATCACCTTGAACATCATTTGCTAAAATAAAGTCTTTTGGATTTTCATAAACAGAATTAAGAATAAAATCAACATTCTCCAATGAGTATACACCACTTTGTTTCAAATAAAATAATTCATTAAAATCACTATCAATCATGGAAACAATTGGTGAAAGCGCATCCATTCTACTCATATTATTTAGGTTACAATCGTGATTACCAGCAATCAAAATTGTTGGTGCAATCTTGGAAAGAGTATCAAGCAATTCCGTTACCATATCAACAAGTTCTGGTGTCATATCTGTTTTAGCATGAACAATATCACCAGCAAGATATATGATAGTATTTTTATTTTGTTCTACTTTATTTTTACAAATTACATAGAGTTTTTCAAATACACTACGATATTCTTCGTGTCTTTTCAGATTACGAATATGAACATCAGCAATGTGTAATATGGTATCAACACGGGAAAGTCCGCCTGCCCATAGTGTTTCTTTAAGCATACAATATCCTCTGTTTAATTATGTCATAACTGTCTGTTGGTGGTGTTACCGATTTCAAATTTGAAAAATCTTTGAAACCCATTTCATTTATATCTTTGCTTTTCATTTGAACAATAGATACATTTATACCTTCTGAAATTAGAGAAGAAGATATTTTTATGGCATCCGAATACGCATCACTATCAAGTGCAACAATTACTTTTGGTGGTTTACGCAACAAAATCTTTTCTCGAAGTTTTGGTTGGATAATTTTGCCGAAGAGTGGAACTGCATTATATCTTGCCGTGATTGCATCAAATACACCTTCAACAAGTGTAACAGGTTCATCCCAATCGATAAAACATTCAAAACCAATAACATCCTTACTCCATTTTGGATTTTTATATTTTAGGACATCTTCTTCAAAGATAGAACGAGAAACAAAAAAGTTTAGGTTGAAGTTTTCATCATGGGATGGGACAATTATTCTACCAGAATAACTACCGTTAGGACAATAGCCAATTCCATAACGAAGTATATCAGTTCTACCAATTCCTCTTGATTTCAAGTAACCCAACGCTTGTTTCATTTGCATCTTTACTTGAATGTCTTTTATCTTTGGAAATTCATATAATTTGATGTATTCTCTCGGTAAAACTAATTCTTCTTTTATTTCTGTTTTGTTCTTGATGTATAGGTTTTTTGTTTTAAGAATTTTATTGAGGTCATCGATATATTGTTTACCGGCTTTTACTTTTTTGAAAAGGGAAACTATACTTCTACCCTTAGCATTACTAACCCAACAATGCCATGGATTTTCACCGTTGTTATTTACGGTCAAATCTATTTCGAGTTTTGGTTTGTAATGACTGATGAACGGTGAGAAGAACGAATAGTTATTGCCAGATGTTCTTCTACCTTTACCGAGAACTTTCTCAACGAGAGATAATAAATCGTAGTTTATCATAACCACACTTCATGTAAAATAATACTTGTAACAAATATAAGAAAAATTTGCTACAATTACAAGCACTCTTTTAACCATTCCTCTGGTATGTCTTTCTTTGCCCAACGCCACCCTTTCTTATCACAGTATTGAGCATAGGTTGTTTTACTACCCTTGTATAATTTGGCATTAGGATTTTGGAATACAAAACGAATGTCTATATCGGGATATTGTTCAAATATCAAATCAAATTTTAATCGGTCTGTCTTTACCCATCTACCCTTTGTTTCAACATACATTTTACCGCCAACTATTTTGTTTAGGACAAAATCTGGAGTATAATTGTGTTTGGTTTCCGGTTGTATGTAAGATATTTTTTCACTTTCGTAGGAGAATGATTTGTTGTTTTCTTTCAACATATCATTTACAGTATCTTCTAAACCACTACGAAACCCATGTTTTATTGCAACTTGATTTCTACGCATTACATATCAAACCTTATGATAACATTCATATCTACATCATCTCTTTTTTCAAGAGGATTTGCTAATTTAGCAACAGCAAGAAGATTACTGTCATCATCATACAAACCAACCGTTGTTATGTATGGATTGAAATACGATGATGTTACATAGTTTTCCAAATCATTTGAAAATGCAGCTCTATCAATTCGTATTGATGGATTTTGTGTAAAATTAAATTCACCCCTTCGTATTTTACAAATTATTTCATACTCATAAAAAGTAACAGTAGATCTAAATTGACCTCTAAATCCATTTGTTATGCCATTGTAATCAAAACTTCCCGATTGTCCTAAAAATGCATTGGCATATTTAGGTCTTGGATCAGATATTACAAAAAACCCAGTTCCATAAAAAACATTACCAACTCTTGATGTTTGATATGCATAACCAGCATCAAGTGTGTTTTGATAAAGATATGGTATTTTATCAGAAGAAATTGCCGTATTGTATATCCGTATTTCATCGAGTGTTCCATGAAATAAACTGGCTGTATTTGGACTACCACCTATAAAAAATATGTTATCATTACCAACATCCATATCCATAGAGTTTGTTATCTCTGCATTTAGACTACCATTTAACCATATCTGATATACACTACCTGTCTTTTGACACACTACGTGGTGCCATGTATTACTTGATAATGCAGATGATAAAACTTCTACTGTCTGAAAAGTAGAACTTTGTCTAAAAGAAAGTTTACCAGGATTATCAGAATACGAATTATTATACGATATATCAAATGGATATTGTTTTGATTCTTTTTCAGTTTCTTCAAAATTATGAACAAGAGTTGTATCGTTTACTGTGTAAACTTTTTTTATTAAATTTTTATTGAATAAATAGTTTTTACCATTTATACCATTTGGTTGATTTGATTTTGGATTTATCCAAAAACTAAATGCAAAATCTTGTATTTTATTAAAATTAAAATTTACATTTGAATCTACTCTTAAATGAGAACCACTAAAATAAGCAGCAACACCAGTATTTTCTAATGTATCGGATGTTGGTATTCCGGGAACATAATTCATTTTTTTTGTATTGTATAAACTTACGGTATTTCTACGTGATGACATATCCAACACATAATCTAATTTGTTATTTTTTATATTGTATTCACGATATTTTTCGTTAAAACCAATATAAAGTAAACAGTTACCAACATTTACAAATTTATTTTCATCAAATATGGCATCTCTTAAATTACCAACATTATCATCTATCAAGTTATATTCATATGGTGATCCATAATTTGACAAACTCACTGAACCTTTTTTTATACCTTCACCAAATACACCAACCGGAATCATAAATATAGATGCAGATTCTGCTAAATATGTTATCTGATCATCAGTTGTAATAAATGATGGTTGTTTTTCACTCTTATATTCAGTATAATAGTTGTGATCTAAATAATACCAAAGTATTTTTGGATCTAAACTTTGTGTTGTAAAAATTCTTTCATATAACGATGATGATATATTTGCAACATTTCCAAAATACTTATGATTTTCTGGATAAAAAGCACGATACACTTTTATACCATAGTTATCCAAATACTCAACTTCTGGCATATAAGATGAAAATTTCCAAACTTTATTAACTTCAAATGGACGAATTGTAAAATCGCCAGCTTTTAGTCGTTTGTGTGTAAAACTTAAATTATTTCCTTTTTGAAATGACATATCAATTTAACCTTAATCTAACTTGAATTACGTGTTCTTCGTTTGGTTTTTTTCTTATTGGTCTTGGTAATTTACCAACAGCAACAAGTTCAAAATTATCATTATACAATCCAACACTTGTTATGTATGTTATTGGAAAATCTACAAATGATTCATATTTGAAATGGCCATAACTACCAGATAAATAGGTATAATTGTTACTGTAATTAAATTCGTATTCCCGCAATCTACAAAAATAAGTTTGTGTTTTAACTTCTTCGGATGCTCTAGCAAACCAAGAACCAGTTATAGTTCTATTTGTTGTTGTATTACAAGAAGCACTTATAGACGTAAAAAATTTTTGTATATTATCACCTACCATAGATGCAGTTACGGTATTCAATGAACAAGATTGATCTAAAATAACTCCATCCAAAACTATTATGCCTTTTTTTGGAAAAATTATACCCCATGCATCATCGGTATCTTCTCCATATTTACCGTCATTGAGAGAACCCGATACTAAATAATAATACTCTCTTAATTCTTTTCTTAATGTATTTACATCTGCCAAATCTTCAGAATCGTCAATTAGTGTATAAATTTTATTAGATGTTGGGTGTGGGTAAAAATTACTACCTGTATTGTATAATTGATTTGCACTGGAAGAAATTGGTGCAAGAGTTATTTGTATATTTCCTGGATCAATTAACTCCGGATAAAGATTTCTATTAAAATTTATAGCATAAAAATAATCACCATTTTTTCCATTCTTAAAAGGTATTTTTCCAGTAGTTGAATGAAAATGCTCCATCAGATAATTTTTATGAATAATTTTTGATGGATGTATTTGCGTATGTTGATCTAAATTTTGTAATGAACCAGATCCGTTTATATGACCATATGTAATATCAAACATAAAAGTATCATCTTGTTCACCTTCTTTGTTAGATAATACTCTTAAAAAATAATTAGAATCACCAAAAGTAGAAGATGTGTGGAATGTGTTTAATTTTTCTCCTTCACACGGGAATAATCCTTTTTTTCTATATTTTGTTTGAACAATAGAAAAATCTCTTGGTGCCTTAAATTTTTTGAATGTTCTTGATTTTAATGTAGTTAAAGGAACAGGTGGTGGTGCGGGTGCAGATTCTGGTCGTTGTATTAAAAATGTAACAACTTCATTATTAACAACTGCACGGTATCTATCTTTTGAGGGAAATCCATTTGCTATTTGAAAGTCAATATACCCTTTTAACATTTCAAGTAGATATTTGTTTATTTCAAAACTTAATACTTTCATATCATTCTATTAAAGTAGTTGTTAAAATAGTTGGTATGTTTGCAGTAAGTTTGAATAACTCTGCCAATCTTGACCTTTCTTGTATTAAAACTGTTCTTAATTCTGGAGTAACGGCTATACCGGTTGGTGTTGTTTCTAGTGTTTCCGCCTCTAAAATAAACGGAAGTTTTTTTACTTGTTCTGGCAACAAAACATCTACCAAATTATTAAGATTTGCCAGTGCTTGTTCTATTTTTGTTCTTTGTGTTAATGCAAGTGCACTTGGATTTGCATTTATCATTTCATAAAATAAAATAGAATTTACACTTCCATTTACATCTATATCCAAAATTTTTTTGAATATGTCAAGTGCATGTAAACGAGCAGTTGATTCATCAAGAACAGCAGGATAGTCTCCAAGCATTGATCCAGATAGAGCAGTTATTATTTCTGATTCTGTTATCATATCACCAATTCAAACGGATTTTTATTAAAACGTCATTTTCTCTTGTTTTTTTGATTGGTTTACTTAACTTTGCAACAGCAATCAATTCTCGTTTTGTATTGTATAATCCAACTGTTGTAATGTATGTCATTGGATTATCTACAAAACAAGCATTTTTTATCTTACCCTTTTCTACACCAGTATCTACTGTGTATGTTGGGTTATTACTGTAATTTGCTTCTCCAGATGGTATTCTAACAAAATAATGATTTGTTGTTTTGAACTTAACATTACGAGCACGCATTGGTTTACCAACAACAGCAGCACCACTTATTGCAGTAAATAGTTTCCAAGAGTTATCACCTGTGGTATTACTACCACTAACTGAATTAAATGAAGCAGATACGTTTAACTTACTTCCATCCAAAACAATTACGCCTAAATTTGGATATACTTTACCGTATGTTGTCAATACAGGATTTTGTTGTAAACTTCCAGTTCCACTACTATGTATACCATTTGTAAGTGAACCACTAACTATATCATAATAATAATTAGGATCTTCATTGGCACAAACGTTTTCGTCATCAAAGATTGCAGAATTATCTATCAACGATAGTATCTTTGGATTTGATCCAGAAACTTTAACATTACTTCCAGTGTGAACATTATTTGCAATTCCACTTCCACTTAATTCTGCAATGTTTATTTCAAAGTTACCAATATCAAGTTTGTCACTTAATCCATTTCTATAATAATTGATAACATATATGTCATCTGGAGTTTTTAATGATCCAGAATCATAGAATGTAAAATACTTTTCACTTGGATCAAGTGTTAATAATCTATATTGTGAATAAATGGCACGACTTGGACTGTCATTTGATTCATAACCACTTGATAGTGATCCAGAACCTTTCCAATTACCATAAGCAAGTGCAAAGTATGCATTTTCAGAACAATTATCACAATCAGTTACTTCATAATAATAATCTTTTGAAGCAGCATTTTGATTTGATGATGTATGAACACAATCTAATGATTGGGATAAATTGAATAAACCTTTTATAGATTTTTTACGCAATCCTGGTAAAATATCAGTTCCATATAAAAATGGATGATGTAATCTTCCAATTCCCGTTCCTTCAAAACAATCTACTTTTTGTCTACGATTATCTGTTAATTGTTGTCCAATTGTTAATCCATAAGCAGCCCCACGTGATTCTGGTTCTGGTGCTGGAAAAGTATTGTCTAATTCTTCTTGTTCACGAAATTCTGATATTTGACCACTTAATGGATCGGTATATGTTATTGCAGGATATACTAAATAATGAGTTAAAACTTCAACTTCATCACAACCACAAGGATTATCTACATCAACTCTCCAGGTAGAAATAACTTTTTTCTCAGCAGAACAATTAGGACCTTTTTTTCTTTGAACAGATGAATAACTTGAAAAATATACACCAGGTTCACCAGAAAATCTTGGAATTATTGGCACAACTTCATCAAGTGGTTGATAATAATAACCATCGGTTGTTGTTAAAAGTTTTCCATTTAGATCAGTTGCAGCACCAGATCCCGGTCTTGCCAAATAACTTGTTATGTATTTGTATATTTCTGTGCCAGGATTTCTATAATTTATTTCAGTTGTTCCACAATACATTTTAATAGGAATTTTCTTTGTTCTCTTGATTCCCCATTGGTAATCTGTTTTAATACCTTCCAAACACGGTTGACCTGGTATTTCTGTAACAAGATTTGTTGTGGAATTTTTCATTGGCACTAAACCATTTTGCAATAGTCTAGTAAACTGTGCAGAATTTCTATCACCACGCAAAATATCAATTATAGCGCCTGTTATTTCACCACCGGTAGTTTCTGTTATTAAACCACGAATTGCATCGGGATATAAAGAATCTTTTGGATTTTGAAAATCTGGTCCAAATTGCCAATTAAATCCTGTTTCGGCTTTTGCAGAAGAACAATCATTTGAAATCTTAAACTTCCAAGAAATAGATCCATAGTAAGGATTTTGGGTGTTTATTGTTTCACCATATTCATCGCCACCTATTATTGTGGGTCCACCATCAGGACCACCTGTTGGTGTTTGAGTTGGTTGGTTTCCTTCGGCACCTACTACTGAACCTTTGTTTTCTACGGTCTCCTTTATTCTTGAAGTTATTATAGAAGTTATTCCAGTAATTGCAGGATGTGATGTTGGTAATTCAGATTGAACATTTGTATTTAATTTTACATCATTATATGTTATAGAACCGTAATTAGTTGAACCCATAAAAAAGAAGTTTTCTATTACGTTCATTTCTGTGTTATTTATAGTATCATTATACCATGATATTCTTGGTGCATTAGGAGTTTGACCAAGTGGATATGTATAATTTTTTACTGGAAGAGGTAATCCTTCAATAAAACCAGTTGGCGGTGTTTTTCCATCATAGAATGATGTATTTCTCAACATTCCTGGAGTAAGTCCCATAGTTGGACCAAAGTTATCAACAAAACAAGGTTTTGAATTTACAGATTCAAGTTGATTTTTTATATTTTCATATATTGTTTCTTGTCTATCATTTATTTGAATTACAGATATTTCATCAAATATCTTCTTCATTATATTCTGCATTTCATAGTAATACTCATAGGTTATTTTACCAATAGATTTTCTTAAAGAATCCATTGGTTGTATTACTAAATTTCCTTCTGAATCTGGAGTTATATTGTAATAGATATTTGAATCTATTGTTGTTGTAAATAATGGAGTAGGTGAACCATTAGGACAAGCAGCAAACATTGTTATATCTAATCTTGGATTGTTTTTTATTACAAATCCAAAAAAAGATTTTGTAGTTGGTTTTAAGGGATCATACGACTGTGTTATTCTAAATGTATATTTTGGATCACAATTACCAACATTTACTCTACGACCAGTTGTAGTTGGAGTGGCAGTTATTCCTCCAGATCCGGATTGAACATTACTAGCACCTTGAACTAAACCTCTTGCTGCTCTATAAAGCAATGCGTCTGGTGTTGGTGAATTACTCCAGTTTAATGGTTGTCCAGATGGTGTGTATTCTGGAACAATTTCTTCTGGAACACCATCATTATCTTGGTCTCTAGCAACATACCAAATTGGTTGCAATGAGTTCAAATAAGCAGATGGTGTTCTGCCGTTAAAAGGTGCATTTGAATTAACTTTATTAAACCAAGGTCCATAAGGTTGTATTCCACTTGTTTCTGTTAGATATGATTCATAAATTTTGAATACATATAAAAAATTTGAAATAAGATCTCTTGTTCTACTGTTATCCAATAAAATTTCATCATTCATTGAAAATTGAGGATCTTCAAGAACTGCATTTAATCTTGCAATGTCTGTATCAATTACATCTATTGTTGATATTATTTTATTTAGATCTTTTTCTCGTATTCCATTCATTCCTTCTTGTATTGATCCAAAAAGAAATGAACTTAAAATTGGTAGATTCATGTGAATTTTCCTTAATAGTCAAGTTTTACTTTAACAACAACTTCTCTGTCAAAAGACTTTTGTATTGGTTTACTTAATTTTGCAACCGCAACAAGATTGTTTGAATCGTCATACAAACCAATACTTGTAATATACACTTTAGGATCCATAATCATACTTTCGTATTTTAATACATTGTTTTGATTAAAGAAACTTGGATTATTGGTATAATTGTATTCGTCTGAATATACCCTTACAAAATAATATGTAGATGCAACAACTTCACTTGTTCTACCTTGAAATGAATATGAAGCGGTGTTATACGCCATTGCACCACTTATTGATGTAAATAACCTATAAGCATTATTATCGCCAAAAAGACTACCTGTATAGTTCTCTGTTGCGGATGTAACTCTACTTCTTGTAGTATAGAACGATGCAGATGCATCTAATGCCTTACCATTTAATACAATAATGCCGTGGTCAGGATAATAAAGTCCCCAAGGAGTTGAAGCGTAAGAACCAGTATGTTTTCCATTTGCCAGTGTGCCACTAACAACATTGTAAACTCTACCACCTTGAACTGTTAATTCTGTTGTTGTTGTTCCGGAATCATCAATAAGTGTTATGACATCAGCTGCAGTTGATATACTACTGGTTCCAGTTGAATTTAATTTTGATAAAGATAGTTGCCATGTGCTTGTGTCCATTCTATCTTTATATCTTGAACGATTTACATTGACAACATATATGTGTTCTGATGTTTCTGACACAGTTCCGTTAGTAAATTCAAATGCATTTATTCCTGTTGATAATAACATTTGTTTATATTGAGAATAAATTGCTTTAGTTGGATAATCATAATCTTGTGCACCATAAGATCCAGTTGATGAACCACTACCTTTTGAATCACCATATGCTACGCTAAATTGAACTTCAGCATTTGGAAAACTAGATTGACTATTGTATACTTCATAAAAATATCTTTTTGTTCCATCAGATTGATCAGAAGAAGTAAAAGCGGTAAATAGAGCAACATTATTTCCTGACCATAATGGAGCTGTAACCAATTCTCTACGATTTCTTCCTATTGCATCGTTAGAAAATCTTTTTAATACAAAGGGTGTAGTAGCCATAACAATCAATACTCCAATTTTATAGTAACTGATAATTCACTTGTAAATGATTTTTTAATTGGTTTACTTAATTTTGCAATAGCAAGTAAACTTTGATTTCCGTTTACATCAGGACCATAAAGACCAATAGATGTAATGTAAGTTGTTGGATTATCTATAAATTTACTATTTTTAATCAAACCTTTTTCAGTTCCATCAGAATAAGTCCATGTTGGATTACTTGAATAGTTACATGAGAAATTATTTATTCTACAATAGTAATATGAACAATGTTTAACGTCAATAGCTCTTGCAGTAAATCCATTTCCACTAACAGAAGCAGCACCACTTATTGCCGTAAATAATTTATAGGAATTATCGCCATCTATATTACTTCCCGTAACTGTATTAAATGATGATGAATGATTTAACGCCTTAGCAGATACTAAAATAATGCCTTGACTTGGATATACTTTTCCATAATAATGTCTGTTTGCATTTGAGTAAATACCATTTTGTAAACTTCCACTAACTAAATTTCTAACATAAGAAGTTTGAGCTGCATTTTCTATTAAATCTGATGCATCACCTGAATCATCAACCAGAGTAATAATTGACGGACTTGATTTTACAGAAACATTACTTCCGGTATGAACATTATTTGCCTTACCACTACCACTTAATTCTGCAATGTTTATTTCAAAATTTCCTGGATCCATTTTATCACCAAACTTATCTCGATTTATGTTTATTACATAAAAATCTTCAAGAGGTTCTGTTGATCCTGATAGATAAAATCCGTGTTCATCGCCGTCTAAACACATCAATCGGTATTGAGAATAAACTGCACGTGATGGGGTATCATTTGCATCACCACCTTCGTTCATGGAACCTGAACCACTGACATGACCATATGTAACTGAAAACATACGTTCTTCTTCACAAGAAAGTGATGCAGATCCCCAAACTTCATAATAATAATCTTGTGAAGCAGTTGTTTGGGTAGAACTTGTAAAGAATGTAAGTAATTCTCCAGTTCCAGCTGCCCACAAACCTCTTGCAGTTCCAGTTGTTGTTGGAGCTGGTTGTATAGGTGGGAATTGAATAAAATAACTTGGAAATCCCGATCCGTCAAAATATCCTGGTCTTTCTGCCATGTCTAACCTCTATAACTAAATTGTTTGATAATATAAATTAAGTGTTACTGAAAGAAACTGGAACAACAAAACGTGAACCATATCTTGTATTCGTAATAATCAATTTTGTTGATTTTCCATCAAGAGCAGTTGGCAGCCAAGATCCATTTATACCAATTACAAAATCAAGTCTTGGAACAATGTCACTTGTTGTATTCCATGTTTTTGATTTGCCGGACATTGGAAGTTCTGTAACGCCAACACCACCTGTGCTCAATACTGTAAAATATGTTGTATCTAAAAGAGTAAATGTATACCCGCCTGGATTTTCTACAATTACAGTTGGACCGTTACCAGTGCTTGACCATTGTTTTAATTCAAAAGTTAAGTTTGGTTTAGATTGTCCTGTAAGATTTCTTGCTCCACCTGTTTCTGTCAATACAAGTGAACTTGGTGTAGCTTCAATATAAGGTATTGATTTTGTTCCTTCGGATAATGTAATCAATTTATACTTCATTGATTGTGTTTCATCTGGAACTGCCTCTGTTATAGGCAAGTTTTCTATAACAATACCCATTTTGTCATCACCGAGAGGATGACTTTGATTCCATAAATCATAATCGATTTCATCATCGGCAAGAGCAAATTGTGTAATGTTAAAAGATGATGCTCCTTTTGCCAAAAGTTCTCTACCTTTTTTTGTGAGGATTGCGTCTACTGTAACTGTTGCGTTATTTAAGTAACCCATGTTAAAACTCCTTGTTAGAAAATTAGTTGTATACTACTATAAATATAATCATTATTCAAAAATACAAAATTATTTTATTATTGTCTATTTTTACGAACTTGTTGTAACCATTCTGGCAATACTTCAAATGGTAAAATTAAAAGTATTACTGCACTTGGATCAGTATTTATATCCAAATATGTATAATTTGGTGTATAGTTTGGATATGATATTTTATTTATTACATCTCCACCTGGCAATTTACAACCCTCAAATCTTATGCTTCTAACAGACTTTGTATAATTGTTCATATTCATTTGACTTGAAGTTACATATTGATATGATGAATAGTTTGAACTTTCAGAATTTAATGATGCTGAATAGTAAAAATAATATGATTTATAGAAATTGTCATGTCTATTATTACCAATCATTGTATAAACTGCAGTTTTTTTATCATAATGATTTGATGCAGTATACCAAGTTTTAATAGCACCAACAGAACTACCGTGTATGTAATTATCACGGTCAAACGTATTTGTAAACCCTAAATCTAAACTTCCAAATACATCAAGTATTGTATTATTCTTACCAACTATTTTTCTTAAATTTTTTATGTTTAGAGGAATAAGATAATTGTTGTTAATAATTCCTGATAAATCATTTATACTTGAATTTATTATACCCATTTTATCAACTACTTGACCAATTATCTCTCTTGGTCTAGAATAGATACTTGATGTAGTTGCCGATGCAACTGATATAAATGTTGTATTTATATCAATATCATCTTCATAATTTTGTGTATCTGATTCTATAACAGTCTCAATATCAAATTCACCGCTAACATTTGTAAATTCACTTTTTATGTCTTCATCAAATCCAATAAAAATTGTTGTCTTTTTTGCAGAGTTTACATCACCAGAGATAACTGCAGATGCAGATATTTCAGTTGTATCTCTTACAAATTTGTCAGAAGGCAATCCACCAAAATCTCTTGAAGTTTTTACTCTTGAACGTTCAAGTATATTTGGTTCAATAACAACACCAAGTATTTCATTTGTTCGTAATGGTAATGTTTGACGAATTTGATCAAATACACTAAAATCAAAAAGTGAAACTAATCTTAAATAAGCAGTAAAATCATTTCGTGTTGTATATTTTTTCCAATACTCTCTTGCAAATTTTTTCAATGATGGATATTCGTCTTTTTTTGTATTTGAGTATTCACCCAAATAATCATCAATTTGAGTATTACCTATTGCCTCATATATGTCTTCATTTATTATATGTTGTGGTGAAAATGCAACCATCAACTTATTCGAGTCTATTGAAAATCTATCAAATGCCGTTATGACGGATGATTCGTCTTTTAATAATGCACCTTGAAGCGAGGCAGAATCTATCCTAATTTTTTCTGTAAATGGTGTATTGTTACCAACCGTTGCAACTTCCATATTGTAAACTTCAACAGTAGACTCAAATGAATCTCTTGTAAGTTGGTAAAAATATGCATCTTTTGGGGAAGTATAAAAATTAGACTTTATTTGATCAGGATGCATACTCTTTATGCTAGAAGTTGATTCAGCATTAAAAGGTTGCCAAAATTTCCATTGTGCCTGTAAATCATAGAACGATGATGTTGGTGTATTACCGTTGTAAGCACGTGGAGATAATACATGATTATCAAAAGAAGATGTAATTAACTGTTTTGTCCAATATCTCAATTCAAAAATAGATCCAGATAATGCAAAGTTGGTTTGCACATTTGATCCTGAACCTATAAATAATTGTCCATCGGATGACCAACCTCTATTGTAATTGGGTTCGGTTGAACCGGTTACACTTATACTTGCACTTCTTTCAACTACAATTTTTCCGTATTTTGCAGTCTTTAATATAAATTCATAAGTTTGATTAGTTGATAGTGTGTCTAACGATGAACTTCTGCGAAGCATTATATTCAAAGGAATATCATCATACAGATATTCATTTTTAATTGATGCGGATTTGTAATTAGTTCCATCACCCAAATAAAAAGTTAAATCACCTTTTTCATTTGATCCCGTTCTATTAACTGTAACAAACCAATCGACTCTGCTACCAGTTGTTTGTTTTTGTAAAACGGTTTGTATTTTATTATCAGCATAATCATAGTATTCTGTTGGATTCATTTTCCAACGAAATGTTAGAGTATCTGGATATTGCCAATTATTATTTTCATTATTTATTTTTTCCCAAGGAACACGAACATAACTTGAAGTAACTGGTTGTTGTAAACTACCAGGAAAATTCAAATAATATGTATGTTTTTCCCATTCTGCTCTCGGTATAATACCCAAATCAGCATTGTCAGGACCACCAAATTCTCGTATTGATAAAAGTGTTTGAGGTATACCATACGCCGCTAACAATGCCTTTACACCCCTAGCAGTTCCCTTTGATTTGTAAATATATGGGAGATTATTTAATACCCTTCTCCAAACTTCTTTTGTTCTTTCTTCTTCACTCTTTGAATACTCTTTACCAACCGTTGTTCTACCGGTCCAAAGTGGTTCACCGCTTCCACTTAATCCAAGAGCATATTCCCACAAATCTTTTGTTTTTGTTCCACTTGATAAAGTCCAACCCAAATTTCTTGTTGCCTCATATATCAAATCTTGGGACAACCCGTCTTTTGGATGTTCTTCTCTTAAATTCTTTTTAAGTATGTGGTCTGTATAGAAATACAAAATATCAAAATGCTGACCAATCATATTAACAAATGTGAGTATTTGTTCATTGTCAGTATTTTCATAGATATGAGTTGGCAAAGATTTTACAAGTGCAGAATCATTTACCATATCATAATCAGTTGCTAAATCAAGTATATTGTTATACCAATTTTGAACTTCATCGCTTCCAGTTGTATACAAATTGAACTTACCTTGTTTGGTAATTAAATTGTAAGAACTTCCAGTAACTTCATATTTTGGAAAAGGTTGGATTGATGCAGTTAATTCAGAAGTATATCTTAAACTAGCAGAAGTTTCATAGTATAACCATTTTTCAAAATTATCAAATCCAGAAACAACTTTATCCCGCAACATTTTAACTCTTGTTTTATTACTTTCAAGAGAGCCAGTGTATATTTCTAAATTTGATAACTCTTGATTATACGTTTGTATAAGTCTTACTTTGTAATAAAAATTTTCTATTCTTTCTTCAGCAGATGAATAAAAAACAAAATTTTCAAATGATGTATAATCAAAATTTAACTCTACACTTGAACCAGAAACATTTACATACTTGTCTAAAATTTGTTGAGAAGTTTGTAAATTACTTGATAGTAAATCATTCCAATTTTTATATTCAGTTGTTCCAGTAATAAACCTATCATATTCTACTTCAAAATTTGGACCTTTAATAAATTTTGGTTGTAATTTTTCAAATTCTTTTTCTACTTGAATGTTATCCAAGTATGGTTTCATTATTTGACTTGCAATCCAACATTGATAATACAAATCAACATCAAACGGTAAAGGTTCTGCCAAACGAACATAAAAATATGAAGGATTACCGTCAGATGTTACATTAACTACATCTACTAAATTATTTTCACCAAAATTTATTACAATTGGTAGTTTGAAACGAGAACCTTTCATATATTCAATTACAAAATCTTGCAATTGTATAACTGACTCTACATGACTTGGGTTTGTTAATGTCAATCGAAGTTCTTTTCTATCACTTGATATATCAGAAACAAATAATCTATTTTCGGTATTATTACCACCAATTAAATTTCTTAAAAAATTGTAAACAATTCTATACGGTCCTGGAACTAAATTTAATTGAGAAATGTGGTCATGTATTGGTAAAATTACATATCTTACTGGTTCACCAAGTTCATTTAATCTTGGATCTATATTATAGTTAGCAGAATATAATGTATTTACATATGCAGCATTTGGTAAAAATATATGAAGTTCTACATTTGTTCCAGGAGATGAAGGATCTTCTGGATTATTTAATTTTGAAAATTTTGGAACAATAAGTCTACCATTCAAATTTGAATAAGTAAATCTATTGCCTCTAATAGGATTATTAGTTGCAAGAATATCAGAAAGATTTTTGTATAAGAAATTTGGCATATAAAAACATCACATATTTAATTAGTATTAACCACCAGTTCCGGCAGTTCCAGCAGTTCCGGCAGTTCCGGCAGTTCCAAAGTAATCATTTTTTATTAGGTCTGACATTCTACTTAAACCTGAAATTGGGTTTTCTTTGATAAAATCACTCTTGAAATTCTTTAACGAATCTACATCTTTTGCCAATGTAGTCAATGTTTCATTTGTTCTTTCAGACATTGCTGTTAATATATTTTCTGTTCGTATTTTATCAGTTTCAATTCTAGTTGACAAATCTGTAAGTATTTGTTCTTGTTGAGCAGACAACTCTGTATTCATTCTTTCCATAGCATCAGCACGAATTGCTTGATTTTGATATTGATTTGCCCAAATATCAACTCTATCTTGCCATCTTAATTCATTTGTAGCCCAATCTGCTAATTCATTATTTTGTCTTTCAATTGTATCTTGCAATTCTTGTATTTTTTTATTCAAACTTTCTATTGAATTTGGATTATTTTCCGCAATGTTTTGTAAATTTTGCAATAATTCATTTTTTGCAATGCTTTGTATATTTTGTATATCATTTGGACTCAAATCTCCAATTGGAACTCCTCTCAATAAGCCAGTTTGTATTGTTTCTATTTGATTAAATACACTTTTTTCTGCATCCATTGCATCTTTTAATGATGAAAATTTTGTTTTAACTATAAAATCAAAATCACTTGACAAAAATCGTTCATCAACAACCGGAACTTCAATTTGTCCTTTATTTTCAGAAGATCTTTCATCTAAATAACTTATTATTCTATTTGAAACACTATCTCTTACAATTTCACTCATCTAGTAACCTTAAAGTAATGATTATTGTCAAAAATTTGAACATGGTCGCCACCATCTCTTTCAACTTTAACTACAATTCTATAAAATCTTTCTGGTTGAAAAGAATCCATCCAAAGATTAAAATAACTACTTGTTCCATCACAACTAATTTTTGATCCAGTATAGTCAAAAGGAAGTATTATTTCATCACTATGTGCATCGCGAATTTCATAATAAGATGATGATGGTAAATAATGATTTACAGTTTGATATGCAGTTGTTGTATAATTTTTTTGTGGATAACGAGAATATGCATATATTCTAATTTTTGCCTTTTCTTTTTCTGCATAAAACTTTTTTAATTTTACATTTAAGTTAAGGTTATCTTCCGAAGCAGCCGATAGACTTCCTGTAATAAATTCTGAATCATCCCATACAATGTTTAGTCTTGGAACATATATTGTATTACTATCTGTTCCAAAAAATTTCAAACTATTTATTAAATTATCAGGTGAACTTTCCATTTCATTGCTAAATTTAAGAATCATCCCATCATTATCAAATCTTCCAGAACCAGTTATCCATTTTTTAACAATGTTTGTTACATCCATATAAATGTCTGTTGATTGAAATGAAAACGATTGTGTGCATTCTAAATTAGCATAATCCCACCAAGTTCCGCCACCCTCATGTGTAAAATACGATGATGTAACTGTTGCAGATAAGTAATTAGTTCCAAATAATATATTAGAGTCTACCCATGTCTGGGATATATTATCCCATTCAAATGAAGAAGTTCCAGGAGGTATATCCCATTCTGTTCCGGTTATTTTTGATGTTCTATATCGCCAAGAAACACCATCAGTTGTATAAGGTAAATTTGTAAATCTTCCAGTTCCATTTACCCAAGAAGAACTTAAAGGATACGCATAAACAGTATATTCTTGTGGTATTTCTCTAATATCAGCAGTTACTAATGATAAATAGTATTTTGCATTTTGTGAAATTTTACCAGTATTTACTCTATTTTCAATATCGGATGTGTCAAATTTTAGAAGTATTCTACTGTTGTAAATAGATGAACCAGATCCAGGAGTTTCATGTGATAACTCTAACAAAGGATCTATGCCAGTATTCATAGTATACTGTCTTTCATAAATTGTTGCATCTCTGTTGGCAAAAATAGAATATATCATCCGAATGACCTCGCTCTTCCAACAATATCATTGTTTGGATATTTTATTTCAAAAATAGAAGGATCTAAAGAAGGAAATAAAACACCATCTTTTATAGATTGGTCTATATTGTAAGCATGGGGAGAATATCCCAATGTTGGATCAAATAAATTTTTTAATTTTACATTTATTACGGTTTGAACACCAGGCACTCTATCTAATTCTGTATAGATATTACTGATAATTATTGGTTGATTTATTTGCCATTTTTTTATATCAAAATAATTTTTCAATCTGTCTATACAACGAAGAACAACTTGATTTGAATTTTCATCCGGTAAAGTAATAATATCAAATTCAACGCCTATATTGATAACATATGCATCTCTTATGTTTATTGCATCGGTTAGCATTCTATACCAATTTAAGTATGTTTTAAGATTTTCTTTTGTTGCATCATTAACCGAAGTTAATTTACCATTTATATCATACCCTAAAACATAAAAATTTAATGCAAGGTCATTTTGAACCCTATCACTATTGAAAATGGAATCTTTTGTTAATTGTGTATCTTTTGTTATGTATGCCTTTGCTATTGAACCGTATCTTGGCGGTAAACTATAAGCACGAATTATGTAATCTTCTTTTGTTACTGCTCTGTTTTGAGCAGCAAAAGAAGCAACTGCATTAAATCTTATTTCGTTTATATCTTCTTCAAATTTACCACCAGTAGCAGGTTCTGGATTGGTTACTGCTAAACTTGATATTGCCTGTGCATACATAACAGGATCCAGTCCTTCTTGATCCAATACAGCATTTCTTCTTAATATATTTGTGAGAACTTCACTTGGAACATTATCAGAGCTGCCTTTACCAATTGTATAGTAAAATGTCAATGTTGTATTATTTGGAGCAAGTCCATATGTTTTTGTATAAAGAAAATTTGATGGATCAATATCTATTGAAAGATTTGGATTTGTCATAGGTAAAGAACCACCTACTAAATCTGGATTTGGTATCAATAATTCATCATCAACATCAGAAATACCTGCACCAAATTGTATTTCAAAAGTTCCATTTGAAAATTGTCTACTTGTAAATCGTCTTGGAACTTTTTTTAATTTTAACAAATAAGGTGTTTCTAATCTATATTTACTTAACTTACTATCGTTTCTTGGGATATTTAGGACTGGCTCAAAAACAGTATCTTGTGAAAGATACGGAACATGAGTCCACACATTACCTTCTGTATCAACTGCATATAAAATTTCTATTATATTAGCATCATCTATCGTAATTTTATCATAAGGTTTTGGTTCGTCAAAACTAAAAGTTACTGTTCTTATATCACCCGATGTTGCTTTTGTTGATTTTTTTAATAACCAATATGTTACTTCACCGGTTGTATCGTCTATCTCATAAGGAGTTATTTCTGTTGGATCAAAACTACTACTTGTTTTGAAATCAATATAATCAACTGTTCTAAAACTAATTTCACCATCAGTAGTAGGTGATACAACCATTCCAGGTTCTATAGCAAATGCATAATCAAAATCAGGAACTATATTTCCACTTATAGATTTTGCAGGAACAACTTGAAAAATATCAAGAACAACATTTGCAGAAATTCTATTTTTAGGTTTATATCCCATAGATTGAGCCAAGTTAAGTATGTTTTGACGTTCATTAGCAAATAATATCATCGACTCTTGTAGAGTAACATCAGTGTAAAAAGACAAAACATCACCAACATAAGCAGACATTTCCAAAAACATCATACCAGGAGATGCTTCATTAAAATCTTGGTAAGTATCAGGAAAATAGTTTTTACTGAAATCTATCAATGCCTTTTTTAATGAATTAAAATCTCTGTTTACATAACGAATATCTTTGTTTATCAAAGCCATTTTATATCTCACCTATAATTGTTTGGTTGTATTGCGGCAATTTCTATTCCACCGGTAACAGATATAAATATCCGAATGGGTAAATATATCGTTGTTTCTCGGACTTTAACTGTAAAATCTATCTTAATGGCATGATCATTTTCTGCTAAATCAGAAGCATTTGGGTTTATATCAACTGTTAATTTTTCCAAAGTTAAGAATGGCATCCACTCATTAAATGCATCTGCAATATCACTTTTTATTGCTTCTACAAAAGTTTCTTCACTTGTAATGTTTTCAAATAAAATATATCTCAAATTTGTCCCAAAATCAGGAAGCATATATCTCTCACCCTTTGAAGTCAATAAAAGATTTCTAATGTTTGAATATATTTGTTTTTTGTTTGTAGAACTTTGATTAAATACACCGCGAGGATTATTAAAAGGTAAAGTTACACCAACAAATTTGTTACTATTAACTACATTGCCTTCATTCACAGGTTGTGTATAATACTGCCATCTATTTCTACCAAGTCTTTTTTCCAATTATTATCTCCCTTTCTTTTCATCAATTTTTTTCATAAGAGCAGAATAATCTCTTGTTAGAGCAGACATTACTTCTGTTGGTATTTCTTGTTGTGAAAATCCTTGTGGAATTGCTGCACCGGCACGTTCATACCCAAATCCTTCTGCCATATCTGCAGTAAAACGAAATTCGTCTTCCATTTCAGAACTTTCTTGAAGACTACGTTTTGTTTCTGCAAGTAATTCTTGTATAGAACCAAATTCAGTTTTTTGTGTTTTTGGTTTGACAACTTTTTTTGGTGTTTGCGTTTCATTATACATAGAAAGACCATGTTTAAGCGTAGAAATATCGTCTTTTTTTGGTTGTGATTGTGTCACTTTCTTTTTAAGAGCATATTCTATTTCTTCCCTTATTATTGAACGTATTTCTTGTAAAAATTTCTTTGTGTCCATAAAAATAACTCCTTATCCAGGTTCTATAATTTGATCATATAATGTATTTTTCAAAGTTCCTAAAATTCCTTTTTGTCTATTAACAACGGCTTTCATATAATTATCAACTAATTCAGTTCTTCGGAATATACCGTTCATTGTTGGTTCTATTTTTTGTGAATCTGGTGAACTTTTACTATTTATTAACTTATGAAATGCAATATGATCACCTACGCCATCATCTGCAAAATCCCATATTTTTCCTGGTTGGGAACAAAATCTCCAACCGGCACCCGAAACTTTACCCACAGCTGCATTTCCAGAAATTGCATTACTAGTAGTATTTCCACCAATTCTCCACATTGATCCATCTGGATTTAAGTAAGGACATACTTCAACATGACTTCCTCTTGTTATTATTGATGTTTCCCATCCTCTTTGACTTAAAAAATGTTCCATTAACTTTTTACCCATATCAGTCATTCCGCCTTTTGTAAAATGAACTCCACGTATAAAATAAACAGAAATAGGATTTGCCAACATTTGTTCATATACTTTAATTTCTATGTCTTTTTTTGTTACAATTTCTTTATTAACAACTTGTGGCTTACCTTTTACTATTTTTGTAGTAGTTTCTATTTTTGTTTCCTTTTTAGTATATTTTGTTTGTTTGTAAAATTTGTAAAAATGACAATGTGTTCTGGCATCATCACCACCCTTTACGGGACAACCTAAATTTTGTAAATCAGGATCAACTTCCATTTTACCCGTATCTGGATTTACAAACATTGGTAAACTTGCATAAGTTCCTTCTGATTCTGGTGTTAAAGGTTTTGGTGTTTGTTCAGCATATACTATACTTGCATTATGTGCACCCGCAGGATTTGTTAGATCATATTTTGTTGTATATCCACTATGGTTGAAACAAAACGCTGTAGAATAACCGCACCAATGTGAACGCTCACCCCATGATGAAAATGTCTCCATTGTCCCAATACCCCAACCACCTTTATTGTGAAATCCTCCAGTTACCATCATATGTTGTTCTGTTTGATTTTCTGCAACATAAGGAATCGCCTTATTCGGAATACCAACTTCTGGAAAATTCATTATTATTGGATAATTTGTTATTTTTAGATTCTTTCCAGAATCTATTTTTACGCCTAAAATTGCACTTTTTGTGAGTCCTGCCCATGTTCCTCTTGCTGCACCATACTTGACTGCTCCAGTAATAGAACTTTCTTTTATCTTAAATTCATTTGCAACAATACCTTGCCCTATTGTTTTATTTACATTTGATCTAAATGCCCAATATCCCTTTGATGTTGCACCAGCATAAATTCCACCAGGAATATGTGCATCACCTGGACCAAAAACAGGTTTAATAAAAGATTCAATTCTCATAGAAACAGGAACACCCTCTGTTTTTTCATTTAATGCACGTAATTTTGATTCTGTTAATGCCTTACTATTTTCTACCTGTGCAGGTGCTCCTTCCGGAGAAGCATTTGATTTTTCTTTTGGTTCAAATTTTTGTTCAGGATCCTGTGGATTAGTTGCTGGGTTTTCATCCTTTGGTGTATCTGTTTGTTCGGGTTCAACTAATCCCAATGCAGTGTTAAAC